TAATTTATCAAAAAGATTTGCATTACCTTGTCCTGGATGTCAAATGAACTATTTTAATTATTTAACAAATAAACGAATTAGTTGGAGTAAGAAAGAAGAATGTTTTGCAGAATTAGAAAAATTCAATAAATTAAAAAATGAAATAAATGCATTTGTAGATGATGAATAAAATATAATTAATTAATTATAATATGATTAAAAGAAAAAATATAAAAATAGAAAATAAGAATAATTATGAAAAGGAGAAAAAATAATAATTTTTTTTTTGTTAAGTAATATATGAGTGTATTATATAGATCAGAAAATAGTTTAAAATATAAAAAGGATGGTGAAAATTATTTAGAAAAAATGATATTAGTAGACAGTGAATTAGGTTTAACATTTGAGTACACAAAGAAGGATGGTTCAAATGATTTTTATAAAATAGAAACAAAATTACCAAAAGATGGAATTTATAAAGTGACAGAAATAATAAATGAGAAATCTGAAATTATGGATATTAATTATGATGAGTTATTAAAGTTATTAAAAATCAATAAAAAATTGAAATTTGTTAATGACTATATTAAGAATGAAAGGAAAAAATATAATAAAGTTAGTAAATCAGCAAGACAAAATAGTAAAAAATAATTATTATTAAAATATTTATATTATTATGAATAAAATAAATAGTTTAAATATCAGTGGTCCTACTAATATAGTAAGAGTAGAAGGTTCAATTAATGGAGATAATAAAGTATTGTATTTATTTTTTGATTATCATGTGAAAGAGACTAAGTGTAGTGATTATGGTAGTATAGATGTAATACAATTATTTGATAAATTTACTAAGGAAGCTAAAAGTTATAATAATGAGTGGGATTTATTTATAGAAGATGATATAAATTACATTAAGAATAAAGATGTTATAGATAAAACAAATTATGTGAATATTTATTTAGAAGAGTTAAGAAATTTTTTTAATAATAAATTTTCAGAGAAAGTAAATGATGTAGTAAAGAAGAAAAATAATGTTAGATATCATTATTTTGATTTAAGATGGAAAATAAATTATTTTAATATTGTTAATTTGATAAATGAAATAATAAATTATAATTATAATAAGGAAACTTTATATAGTAAGATAAATAGTATATATGATTTAATATTATTAGATTATGATAATATATTTAAAAAAGATAATAAGATAAATTCAAAATTTAATAATAATAATTTGAGAGATGTAATATTAAAGATTTTAAATGAGTGTAAAAAGGAATTTGAAAGTTTATTAAAGGATTTTAAAGTAATAATTAGTGATATTAAAAATAGTAGTGATAAATTTTTAAAAAAATTAACAAAAGATGGATTTTTTTATGATTATAATTATGAAATTAGAACTAAGTTAAAAAAATTTAATGATAGTTATATGTATTTAAATTCTCAAATTACAGATTTATATTTTTTAAGAAGATTTTTAGATAAAAAATATATAAAAAATGGAGTAATATATTCAGGAGGATATCATAGTATTAATATAATATTAATATTAGTAAAATTATTAAATTTTAAAATAACAAATGTGAGTTATAGTAAAATTAAATTGCTTACAGAGCTAAATAATTATGTGAAGGAAGCGAATTACAATTTAGATTTAAAAAAAATATTATTTCCTGAATATTTAATTCAGTGTTCATCAATGAAAGGATTTCCTGATATGTTTTTGTAATTTTTTTATAAAATAGTTATATGAGTACAAAAAAATATTTATGTAAAATTAATAATGAATTTCATAATGTAATAAAAAAGAATCCACATACAGTCCATTTTTTTTGTGATATTAAAGATGTAATAAATTGTGATAAAAATAAATGTGATGGTAAAGGGTATAAATATGAAAGAGATATTGAAGAAGAGATAGAAGATTCAAATATTAAATTGAATGATATTAAAGATTTATATTATCAAGAAAATCCGAAAGAATTATTAGATGAGAATAGTAAGTTTGTAGATTATTTAGACAGAGGTCAAAGACCAACAACAACACTTCATTGGGGTCAATTAAAATTATTTTTAAGTACATTACAATTTTTATTATATTATGCTCCTAGATCACAAAAGGTACATGTAGTTTATGCAGGATCAGCAGATGGTAATAATATTAATGTAATAACAAAAATGTTTCCGCAGTGTTATTGGTATTTAGTAGATCCGCGTCCACATTATTATTTATTGTATAAAAATCCTAGAGTATTGGAGATTAAGAAGGAATATTTTACAAATGAAGTAGCGATGTATTATAAAAATAAATTAAAAGGGGAGTTTGTGTTATTTATGAGTGATATAAGACTTGAGCCAACAGAAGAGTTAATAGCTAAAGATTTAGTATTTCAGCAAGATTGGGTAGACATAATTGAACCTGAATATTCTCAATTAAAATTTAGATTACCAAGAATAAGTAAAAAGTATAATTATTATGAAGGGGAAATTTATTATCAAATTTATCCTCAAGAAGCGTCAACAGAGACTAGATTAGTAACAAAAAAAGGAGCTAAGAAAATAGAATATGATGTAGAAGATTATGAAGGGAAGTGTTATTATCATAATCGTGTAAGTCGTGCGAGTAATTATAAGCAAACAATTAAGCATAGTAAAAGTTTTTTAGATAATTGTTATGATTGTACAATGTTTTTAATATTATTAGATAAATATAGAAAAAAATATAAAAAAATGTTTGATTATGGTAAAATAAAAGATTCAAACACGGATTATTTAATAGATTTTGTAATAAGTCAATTAGGTAGATATAATAAATTAGAGTCTAAAACAAAAGAGATATTAGATAATTTAAATTTTTAAAAATTAATATATAAAATATTATATGGTAAAAGAATATTTATGTAAAATAAAAAATGAGTTTCATGATGTATTAAAAAAAAATCCACATACAATTCATTTTTTTTGTGATTTAAAAAATATAATTAATTGTAAAAATAATAAATGTGATGAAAAAGGATATAAATATGATAGAGATATTGAAGAAGAATTAGATGAGTCAAATATTAAATTTGAAGATATAAAAAGTTTATATTATCAGGAGAATTTAAATGAATTATTTGATAAGAATAATAAATTGGATTATTTAGCAAGAAGGCAAAGACCAACAACAACTATTCATTGGGGTCAGTTGAAATTATTTTTGTCTACATTACAATTTTTATTATATTATGCACCTAGATCACAAAAGGTACATGTAGTTTATGCAGGATCAGCCTTGGGAAATAATATAAATGTGATAACTAAAATGTTTCCACAGTGTTATTGGTATTTAATAGATCCGCGTCGTCATTATCATTTATTATATAAAAATTCTAAAATTTTAGAAATCAAGAAGGAATATTTTACGAACGAAACAGCGATGTATTATAAAAATAAATTAAAAGGGGAGTTCGTATTATTTATAACGGATATTAGGGATGCACCAACAGAGGAATTAATAGATAAAGATTTAAGAATGCAACAAGAATGGGTAAAAATAATTGAACCTGAGTATTCTCAATTAAAATTTAGATTACCAAGAATATTTAAAAAGTATAATTATATTGAAGGTGTAATTTATAATCAAGTGTATTCTCCAGATGCAACAACGGAGACTAGATTAGTAACAAAAAAAGGAGCTAAAAATATAGATTATGATGTCGAAGATTATGAAGGGAAGTGTTATTATCATAATCGTATAAGTAGAGTGTGTAATTATAAGCAAACTATTAAGCATAGTAAAAATTATTTAGATAATTGTTATGATTGTTCAATGTTTTTATTATTAATGGATAAATATAGAACTAGATATAAAAAGATGTTTGATTATGGTAAAATAAAGGATTCAAATATGGATTATTTAATAGATTTTGTAATAAGTCAATTAGGTGTATATAATAAATTAGAGACTAAAACAAAAGATATATTAGATAATTTAAATTTTTAAAAATTATATAAATTTTGTATTTCTAAAAAAAGTGCAAATGTTATCCATAATTTATAAGGAATATATAAATTATGTAAAAATTTATCAGTTTTTTTAAGAAAATAAGATCTAATAAATGAATGATGAATTATACAAATTAAAATAATCATACTAATAATTTTAAAGCAAAAATTATTTGTAAAGAATTTAGAATTGATTACTAGCCACAACCAATGTAATATGGATTCTGTGATAGATTGATTTATAATTTTAATTTTTTTACTATTTAAAATTTTAGTATCATATAGTATTTTAAGATTAGAAATTCCAAAAATTAGGTAAAAGGTAGTCCAAACAAAAGAGAATACTACTGCAGGAGGTTGTAGAAAAACTTTAGGTCTTTTATTTAAATTATTAATATTAAGAATATTATAAGATATGGTTAATAATAAATGAGAGAATGATGTAAGAATAATTTTTAATTGGTTAATCATTATAATATATAATCGAAATATTTTTTTAAATCTATATCTTTATTAAATTTTCTATAAAAAAATGATTTTGAGTTTTTAATATCAGAAATTAGTTGATCAGAGAAGTCATCATAGGTTTTAGGGTGTTTAGCAAAATTTTCTTTAATTTTCTTATATTTATTAATTAATTGTAATGTATCTTGGTCTTTATTTTTATCATATTGTTTCCATAAATTGTTAACTTTAATTTGGTATGATTGTACTAAATCAAGGTTACTCCAATCAACATGAGTTATAGGAAAATCGATAATATTTTTATCGGGTAGTATATAGTTAAGGAAATATTCATCACCAGCTTTCATATTTTTAAGTTCATTAATTATAATATTTTTTTTAAGTAATAATTTTTTTACATGATGTCTATCAAGACAGAACCATTGAGAGTGTTTATATTTATAATTTTTATTAATAAATTGTTTAAAAGATTTAAATTGTGATAAAGAGTTAAAGTAAGATTTTTTTTTATTAGTATTAAGGAAATTGTATAAATCATCAAAATTTTTTATAGGTAAACAAGAGTCAGATACTAGAATAAATTTTTGATTATCTTTATCTTGAAGTAGTGCTGTTTCTAGAAGTGATATTTGTGCTTCAATAAGGAATCCCCAGTTGGTAGTTTTTATATCAGGAACGATATTATTTTTAAATAATTTATGTGTAATCGAGTCTTTATTTTTAGGATGTATATATATATTATATTTTTTTTGATTATTTTCGAAGTATTTTTCCCAAGCTTGAGTAAAGTATGGTTGATCGATAGTTAGAAATAGAAAAGCTATTTTCATAATAATATTAAGAAATAAATTATAGTATTTAAATTATTATATCTAAAATATTAATGGTATATTAAATTGAAAAATTAAAAAAAAATGGTGAAGGTACTTTAACAATGCCTAATGGTGGTAAATACATTGGACATTTGAAAAATGATATGCCAAATGGTGAAGGTACTGAAATTTTAGCTAATGGTGATAAATATATTGGTCAATTTAAAGATATTGAACGAAATGGAAAAGGTATTTTAACTCTTGCTAATGGTAATAAATACATTTGTCAATTTAAAGATGGTAAACTAAATGGTAAAGCCACTATTACTGTAGATGATATAGAAATGATTTGTGAATATAAAGAAGGCGAAGTATTAAAGGTATCAAAGATTGTAAACTAAATAGTGAAGGTACTTTTACCAAAG